CGCTTACAAGTATGATTTGCGCGACCAATCATCTTTTGAGCAATCATTCGTTGGTTCAGTAGATAACGGAACCATCTATATGGAGCAGACCTTGAACTTGTCCTTCACCAAATTGGATAAGGAATCAAACAAGGAATTGAAGTTGATGGCCTATGGCCGTCCTCACGTTATCGTTGAAGACCAAAACGGAAACTTGTTTGTTATGGGCTTGGTCAACGGTGCAGAGGTAACTGCGGGAACCATCGTAACGGGTGCTGCAATGGGTGATATGAGCGGATATACCTTAACTTTGTCGGGCAAGGAGAAGGTACCTGCAAACTTCATTGCTTCTGCTGCTACGCCAGCCGCTGCCTTGACTGCTGCAGGAGTTGCCGTTAGCGCAACGCAAATCAATCCTTAATAGTGTGTTGAACGGAGGGGGGCGAAAGCCCCCTTCTAACACCCCGATACAATGAATCAAAGCATTTTAAACAAACTACAAAAGTTCAGCAAAGCGCAAGAGCCTCGCAAGGTTGAACTTGGAATGGTTCAAGAAGCCGTAGACGCCGCAAACCAACTATTGGAAATTGCTGAAGAACTCGGTGGAACGAAACAATCCTTGAAGGCTGATATGCGCCGCATTGATGGTTATGTGCAAGATGGTAGTCAGTATCAAAAATATGCTGAATCCCTCAAGCGCGACATCCGTTCTGCGAACAAGGCTCTCGGCCTTTCCGACTCCGACATTCCCGTGTTGAAGTTTTTAGATGATGCTCTCGGTGCTTGGCAAAGCGCAGTTGATATGAAAATTTAATAAGATGAAACCCGAACAATCCGTACTTAACAAACTTGCGAAGTTCTCCACTAAAGAGGTTGAACTTTCCGCCCAAGAGCCTATTGAGGTTGAGTTTGCTTTGATTGACGATGTAAAGTCAACAATCAGCCAAGCCGAATCATTGATGCAAGAAATTGACAAGGATGGCAAGGAATTTTTAAGACTTGAGCGAGTAATCAATACAAAAGGAAATCTTTTGATTACAAAAATCTATGACTCCCTTGATTCTTCAGTTAATAAACTTGAGCGTTCCTCAAAAGAACTTGGAGTTGCAATCCCCGAGATTTCAAAAATTCAAAAGGTCTTGAATGACATTCGCGGAATCCGCAAGACCTATGGTTTCTAATTTTTAGATTCACGACAATCAAGAGGCCACCTTCGGGTGGCTTTCTTTTTGGAATAAACTTTCACTTTGAGGTTATTTAGGTACGATGCACATTTTACAACCCGTATCTACCGCACAAACCATTACCATCATTCCGAGAGATTATGTATTCTCATCGGAGGATTTGGATTTGTACTTTGAACGTGTCCTCCTTGACGGCGGAACATTGGAAGCCCAATCTTGCGTTCGCCAAGACCTCAGCGACTTGGATGGTGTCAATTTGTACCTCACGAACGAGAATACCAACACAACGGCAACCATCAACCCGACTATCACCGAATCTCAAGGGTATATGAGCCTCTCTGCGGAGTTTTCTCTTGTAAGCGGCACATTCTATAGTATGAAAGTTTTTAAGGGCTCTAATCTGATTTATCGTGATAGAGTTTTTGTAACTTCACAAACCGAATATGACAAGTTCACGGTGAACCAAAATGTCTACACGGAGGAGCAATCCTATAACAACGAATTTATCGTATTATGAGCAACATCCGATTTGTAAACCTTTCCACCTACACGACTCCCGAAGTAAAAGAATATCGGGACAAGGATTGGGTTGCCTACGGCGAAAGCAACGACTACTTCCAATATCTCATTGACCGCTACAACGGAAGTGCAACAAACAACGCCATTATTAACGGAATCAGCGAACTTATCTACGGAAAAGGGTTGGATGCTTCGGACTCGGTACGAAAGCCCGACCAATACGCCCAAATGAAGTCCTTGTTCAGCAAGGATTGTATGCGTAAGGTATCGGCTGATTTGAAGATGATGGGTCAATGCGCCTTCCAAATCATCTACTCCAAAGACCACCAACAAATCACGGAGGTTTACCATATGCCCGTTGAGAGCCTTCGGGCCGAGAAGTGCAACGATGAGGGTGATATTGAGGCGTACTACTACGCCAAAGATTGGAGTGCCGTTAAGGACAAGAAAGAAACGCCGATGCGTATTCCCGCCTTTGGCTTTTCCAACGAAGGCATTGAGATTCTTTATGTTCGCCCCTATCGTGCGGGATTCTACTACTACTCACCCGTAGATTATCAAGGTGGATTGCCCTATGCGGAGTTGGAAGAAGAAGTAGCCAACTACCACATCAACAACATCAAGAACGGAATGAGCCCCTCAATGCTCATCAACTTCAACAACGGAGTCCCAACGGAGGAGGAGCGTTATATGATTGAGAGCCGCATTGGGGAGAAGTTTAGCGGAACAAGCAACGCGGGTAAGTTCATCCTTGCCTTCAACGACAACAAGGAGATGGCTGCGGACATTACGCCCGTACAACTTTCCGATGCTTCCGACCAATACCAATTCCTCGCTGACGAGTCAATGCGTAAGTTGATGGTCGCGCACCGCGTAACCTCTCCGATGCTATTGGGCATCAAGGACCAAAGCGGATTGGGAAACAATGCCGAAGAACTACAAACGGCCTCTACGCTTTTTGACAATACCATCATTCGTCCCTTCCAAGAATTGATTTTGGATGCTTGTGATAGGATTCTTGCTTTCAACGACATCTCCCTAAACCTATACTTCAAGACCCTTCAACCTTTGGAGTTCCAAGAGAATGTAGTGGTAGACGAAGAAACACAAGAAGAAGAAACGGGAATCAAACTCTCAAGCCAAGAACCCAACGATGACCACCTTGACAATATGTTCAACCTTTTGGACGAGGTAGGTGAAGTCATCAACGAAGATGAATGGGAATTGGTAGAGGAATCCCCCGTAGACTACGAAGCGGAAGATGCTATGGAGCGTATGACCAAGTTCGCCTCTACGGGTACGGCCTTCCCCAACGCCAAGAGCAAACAAGATGGTGTAACGCCCTTTGGCCGCCCCTACAAGGTGCGTTATGGCTACGCCCCCGAAAAAGCGGGAAGCAACTCACGAGAGTTCTGCAAGAAGATGATAGGCGCAAAGAAGGTCTACCGCAAGGAGGACATCCTTGAGATGGGCAACAAAGCCGTCAATGCGGGATTCGGAAAGGGCGGAGCAGACACCTACGATATTTGGCTCTATAAGGGCGGAGCGCGTTGTCATCACTTTTGGATGCGTAAAGTATTTATGGCTAAAGAGGGTGCATCAAGTGTAGATGCTAAAAGCCCAAATGCTGAAACGGGTGTTGCTAATGCGAAACGTGCAGGAGCGAAGATAGAATCCAATCCAAGAGATGTATCAACAAAGCCAAAGGATATGGACTATCAAGGCTTTACCCCCGAATACGCCAAGAAACACGGAATACCTAAATAAGAAAAGATGGCAACGGCTCTATTTATTAAACGCGAGGACTTGGTTCGGTCTACGGCTCTTGGGGGCAATGTAGATACCGACAAGTTCATTCAATGGATTAAGGTAGCCCAAGAGATACACGTCCAAAACTATCTTGGTACGGACTTGTACAACAAGATTAGTGCAGATATTATTGCAGGGACCCTCACGGGCAGTTACCTCACGTTGGTCAACACCTATGTTCAGCCAATGTTGATTCACTTCGCTATGATGGAGTACTTGCCTTTCGCTGCCTATACAATCGGTAACGGAGGCGTCTACAAACACAACTCCGAGAACTCTACGGGTGTAGAAAAAGGCGAAGTAGATTACCTTGTTGAGAAGGAACGCAAAATAGCGGAATACTATGTACAACGCTTTGTGGACTATATGAGTTTCCACCAAAACGATTTCCCCGAATACAACTCAAACACGAATGAAGACATCTACCCCGATAAGGACGTCCAAAGAAGCGGATGGGTGCTTTAAGAGGACTTACAAACCGAAGATGCAA